CAACGTCGACCAGATGCGCCAACGCCTGGCGAAGACAGCGCCGCGGTGGAGTATCTGACCTACTGCGCCACCCGATGACGCAATACCGGGCTCCACCCCTGCTGCATACCCGCCGCCGCCAGCAGAATCGCGCCGACGCCAATCCACTGCAGCATTTGCAGTTGATGACCAAAGGCAAACCAATCGACAAAGATCGCCGCGATCGGATAGATAAAGGACAACGCCCCGGTCAAAGCCGTGGGTAATTTCTGAATCGCCCCATACAGCAACACATACATCACCCCGGTGTGAACAATGCCCAGCGTCACCAGGCTGGCCCAGGCACTCGGCGCTTGCGGCAGCGCGGAAAAATGCGCAAACGGCGCCAGCAGCAGAACCCCGGTGCAGACCTGGATCAACGCGATCAAATGCGGCGCAGTACCGGTCAGGCGCTTGATGATCAAGGCGGCGATGGCGTACAGAAACGCCGCACCCAGCGCCAGCGCGATGCCCATCAGGTAGTCATTACCACTCTCGCCCTGAGTGCCGTGGGCACTGACAATCGCCAGCATCCCCATGAACGAAATGCCCAGCCAGAACAGTTTCTGCAGGGTAATTTTTTCGTTGAGGAACACCGCCGCCAGCCCCACCAGCATGAACGGCTGGACGTTGTACACCGCCGTACCGATCGCAATCGATGCCCGGGAATAGGACGCAAACAGCAGCACCCAGTTGCCGACAATCGCCACGCCGCTAAGCACCGCTAGCAGGAACGTGGTGCGAGTCAACAGGCCGGGACGCAGGAAACCAAAGGCCGCGCAGATCAGCAGCAAGGTGCCGGCACCAAACACACAACGCCAGAACACCACGTCCAGCACCGGCTGCCCGGACACCAGTACAAACCAGCCGATGGTGCCGGAAATAAGCATGGCGGCGGTCATCTCGAATGACCCGCGACGGATTGATTTGTCCATCATCTGACTCCTGTAATTGAAGCCAGATTATGCCCATCAGCTGCCCGGCGCCTCCATAGCAAAAAGCAGGCTAGAATCCCCATCTACCTTTTTTACAAAGGTGAATCTGGTTATCGACCTAACGGAGGGTTTGCCATGACCGACGACATCGACCAGGTGCTGATCAAGGCCCTCATGGAAGACTCGCGACGCTCGCTCAAGGCCCTGGCAGGTATCAGCGGCCTGTCTTCGCCCAGCGTGGCCGAGCGCTTGCGCCGCCTCGAAGAACGCGGCGTGCTCAAAGGTTATACCGTCGAGATCGACCCCAAGTGCTTCGGTTATCAGCTGCAGGCCATCGTGCGCATCCGTCCGCTGCCAGGGCAATTGCAGGAAGTGGAACGGCAGATCCAGGCGATCCCCGAATTCACCGAGTGCGACAAGGTCACCGGAGACGATTGTTTCATCGCCCGCCTGCATGTGCGCTCGATGGAACAGCTGGACACCCTGCTCGACCGCCTCAACACCCATGCCGAAACCAACACCGCAATCGTGAAAAAGACCCCGGTCAAACGCCGACTGCCGCCGATGGAATGAGTGATATTTTGTTGCGAAACACGTAGATTGGATGTTTTCCAGCTAAGGATTGGCAGCATGAAAATTCAGGTCATGGCATTGGCAGCGCTGATGCTCGCGGGTTGTGGTACGGTCCAGACGGTGGTGCGCGGCGACGAAGTAGCCTCCCGGGTTCTCAAGGAACAGCAGAGCTATTGCGGCGCAGTCCCGCGTATCTACAGCGGCGTGATCTTCGACTTCTGCTACCTCAATGCCCCGCTCGAAAGAGGCCGCGAAGCCAATACGCCGACCACTGCGCCGGCCATCGTCCTGGTCGATGTGTTGCTGTCCGGCGTGATGGACACCCTGGTGCTGCCTTACACGATCTACCGGCAACAGGCCGACGGCAGCATTATGGTCGCCCGGTAACCGGGATTGCAGGCAATAAAAAACCCGCCGAGGCGGGTTTTTTATTAGAGCCTGCAATCAATCATCGCGGCTCATGATGCCGAACAGCTGCAACAAGCTGACGAACAGGTTGTAGATCGATACATACAGGCTGATGGTAGCCATGATGTAGTTACGCTCGCCGCCGTGAATGATGGCGCTGGTCTGGAACAGAATGCAGACCGAGGAGAACAGCACAAAACCGGCGCTGATCGCCAGCTGCAGGCCGCTGATCTGGAAGAAGAAGCTGGCAACCACCGCGCCCAGCAACACGAAGAAACCGGCAGTGATGAAACCACTGAGGAAACTCATGTCCTTGCGCGAGATCAGCACATAAGCCGACAGGCCGCCGAACACCAGCGCGGTCATTGCGAAGGCCGAGCTGACCACTTCCGCACCGCCCTGCATGCCCAGGTAGCGATTGAGGATCGGGCCGAGCAGGAAACCCATGAAACCGGTCAGGGCAAACGCCGACACCAGGCCCCACGCGGAATCACGGAGTTTGTTGGTCAGGAAGAAAAGGCCGTAGAAACCGATCAGCACCACGAAGATGTTCGGGTAGCCGACACGCATCTGCTGGGCGACATAGGCCATCACGCCGCTGAATGCGAGAGTGAGGGCGAGTAGGCCGTAAGTGTTGCGCAGGACGCGGCTAACCTCTAGCTGCTCAGCCTGCACGCTGTTATTAACTGCGTAATCCTGTTCGCGCATGGCGACACTCCTGTTGGTTTGAAACGTTCAGTCGCAAAGATCATAACAGACGCCTTGTAACAAGCTACTCAGAGAGTTTGACAGTGTGTTTCATTCAGGTATTATGGCGCCCGCAACGCAAACGGAGGTGTGGCCGAGTGGTTTAAGGCAACGGTCTTGAAAACCGTCGACTGTAACAGGTCCATGAGTTCGAATCCCATCGCCTCCGCCATATTTGTACCGACAAAGCCCTGATTATTCAGGGCTTTGTCGTTTCTGGGGTCTGGGACTCACAGGATTGAATTTTTGCACCGTTTCCGCATCTTTTCGGCTATTTCCGCAACTCGCCATCGGAAACGGCCTGAAACATCCGCTTAATACTCCATCCCTCGCAATTCTGCCGGCCTCAAATCTCGCTGCTACGCTGACCTCAAAACGAGGATTCTCCATGCCAAGCTCAGACCTACTCCCTTCCCTGCTTTTAAGATGAACGAAAACCAGTTCGCCATCGAAGCCGCCATCATGGAGTGACGCTTTCGGTGGAGCAGCGGAGCTCGTCAGACGTCGCCGGTAATGTGCGCGGCGAGATCAAACCCTGCAGCTCATCGCACCACGCTCGCCCAAGGGGCCAGACTCGGGTCGTCGGCATCGTGATGCGTAGATGAATCGACGCTCACTGAGTCCGGTGCTTGCCCGCGATCACATAGTCAGCGGCGATCCGGTATGTTTCCTATAACTTCTCTCGCATAACCCTGGCACGCAGCTAATGCGATCAACCCCCGATCGCCGTCCCCGGTGATGTCGACAATTCGTTGAGCATGCGCTGGGTCAAGTTCGGCTCTTGTGCCTCCATGAACCACGCCGCCGGTGCCGGCAGCGGCTGACAGGCCGTCACCGCCTGGACCGAAGGGGCCGGCGCTGAGTAGGACTGACAACCGGACATTAGCAGTGGCAAGGCTATCAGACAGGCGTTGGTGAGCTTTCTGCGCATCAGAGAGTTTTCCGTAATGGGTTTCATCGTTGGTTTTCAAGCGGTCCTCAAGAGCAAGGCGCTTCGCTTGTTCGGTCGTCAGGGTGGCCAGCACCGCGTCGACGCGGGCCGTGGCCTGTTCGGCGGCAGTGCGCCCCTGTTTTTCCAGCGTCTGGCCATAGCGCCAGTCTTGAATCACCCATGCACCACCGGCGGCGGCACCGGCAATCACCAGCAGGACCAGGGCTATCGCCCAGGGACGCACAGTCAGAGGCATCAGATCGAGGACAGACATAGGGTCTCCTTGGCTACCTTCCAAAGCTCCCGGCGCTCGGCGGCACCGTTGCCCCCTCCGTTGATCACCCGCGTGATGCGATCGAACTGGCCCGCATCGGCCAGCTCGTTCAAACCGCGATCCCACCAGAACCAAGCCGCCGACAACGCGGCAAATTCGGCCTGTTCCAGCAACTCGGGCTGCTCCAGCAACGGCAGGCCCAGCGCCTTGCCACACAGCCGGTAGTTGTCATGAAAGGTGATGCCAATCAAACCCCGGGCGCGGTACTTGTAACCATCACCGGACGCCTCGGGACCGTTACCGTAACGGCCGCCATAAACGCGGTTGGCCATCTTTTCCGAGTTGCGCAGGTAACCCTGGGCGAATGCGACTTCGGCCGGATCGACGCGCCCGTTGTGGTTGAGGTCAAAGCCATACTTAAACAACTGGGCGACCCGCTCAGCGTCCTTGTAATAGAGGCTTTCCGACAGCTTGGTCAGTTGCATGGACTCATGCCCGACCTGAGCCAGAAAGGCCGCCTGGCGCACCGGCGATCCGATGTCGAAACGCGCCATGGCGCGATTTAGTGCAGGCACAAAAACGCCCGCAACTGGGCGGGCGCTGGGGAGAATTCGCAGCAACTGCTGCTGTGTGAGAGGCATACAAACTCCAGGCATAAAAAAACCGCTCAAGGCGGCAGGGGACGCGCCAGGGCGGCGCTATTGCAGGTTGACGACCTTGACCGGCTTGGCCTCTTTCTTCTTGGCCTTCGCCGTGGCTTTGCCTTTCTTGCCGCCGTTGCACTCGACGGTGGTGGTCCAGCCCGACTGGGTGAATACCTGTTCCACGGAATCCACCAGGTACTCGCCATCAAGGCCGACCTTGAAGCCCTGGGCGTTAATCGTGACCTCGGCAAACAGATCCGTGCGCCCGACCATTTCCAGGCGCACGCTGGCCGTCGAGCGATTGAACGCCGCCAGGCGCGCTTTGGCAGCGGCCTCGGCGGCTGTCTTGTTGGGGTGAATGTGCCGATCGGTGTGCACGGCCGGCAGGCCGGCCGGCGAGTCGTCGTTGTCCAGGGTGACCACCGACACCTTGCCGGTCTTCTTGTCTTGATGCTTGGTCGCCACGGCCTTGTGCGTGTTGCGATCACCCAGGCGGAACTGCCAGCGGCTGACATCCCGGCGCGTCAGCGTGAGGGTGCCCAGGGGCTTGCCGCTCGCGCTTTCACCGCCTTGGCGCGGCATTACCAACAGTTTGCCGTCGCCGACCTTGGCGGTGCAGTCGTGCAGCTTGGCCAGGCGCGTGATGAAATTAAAATCAGACTCGCTGAGCTGGTCCGCCCGGGGCACCTTGGTGGCCACGTTGCACTCCGGCGTCCAGCCGTTGCGCTTGGCCACGTCGGCCACGATCACCGACAGCGGGACGTTCTCCCAGCTCCCGCTGCGCGTGGTCTTGCCGCTGCCCCGCATGTCGCTGGCCTTGCCCCGGATCACGATCGTATCCGGTGGGCCGGACACTTCCACCTCGTCGACCACGTAGCGCCCGAGTCGGGCCAAGGCCGCGCCGGCATAACCCAAAAATATCTCGATGCCGGCACCCCGGGCAGGCAACGCCACGGCGCTATCCCGATCGTCGATGCGCAACTCAAACTCGTCGGACTCCATCCCGGGTTTATCCGAGGTGCGCAGCAACAACAGCCGATCGTTGATCAGGGCCGTAATATCGGCCCCATCAGCGACGATGCGAAAGGTGGGAGTCATGGATTTTTTCCAAAAGAAAACCCGCACAAGGCGGGCTGGGTCGGTGGGTCGTTACGCGTAACGCGGGGTCAGTCCCACAACATCACGACTTCCTCAGTCCCCACCGGCATATCCGGCAGCACGATCAGCAGGCCAGCGCGAAACGGTTGCGGCTCGCCGGCCAGCCCCGGGTTGGCATCCAACACCAGCTCGACGCTGCGACTGAGGTGGCCATAGAAGTTATGGCAAATGGTGTCCAACAGATCCCCGTCAGACGTTCTGCAGGTCGTCGCCATAGCGGACAAACTCCAAGGTAAAAGCCTGTTTGCGTGGAATACCGCCCTGGAGCAGCGCGCTTTGTTCTTCCTCAATGCTTTTCAGGCACCAGTTGCCCAGGACGTGGCCATAACCGGTGGTCAAGCCCAGCGGTTTCAGTTGCCCACCGATCCGGCGCAGCGTGTCGAGCTGCTTGATGCCACCCTTGAAGCCCGGAAAAATCGCGCCCTTGAGCGTGATCTTTTCGTCCCCCATGCCGACCGCTTGCTGCGCCGGTCGACGCGACAGGCGCTCCTGGGAAGCCCAACGGAATTCCGTCGAACGCCGAAGCTCGTCAAAAGCGGCCGTGTCCAGGTTGAAGAAATACGGCTGCTCCTTGGGGTCGAGCGGCTGGATGATCAGCAAGTGCGGGAACGGCTTTACCGCCTCCGGCGCCGGGGTGGTGATGCCACCAAAGGCTCCGGTGGGGATCACGTTGCCCAGCGCCGGGCTGATTTGGCCGGCGATCTTGTTCGCCGCCGTCATCGCTCGGCCCGCCTGCTCCTTGAGAACGCCCAGGCGCTCCTCAATTTGCGACGCCGCCCGGGTGGCTTTGCCGTAGGTGGCCACCACCTGGCCGACTTTCGACTGGGCCGCATTCACTCCGCGCATGACACGCTGCAGCTTTTCGCCGATCGCCGGACCAATGACGGGCAACCCTTCCAGCTCAGACGCAGCGCCGGTGATTTCGCCAATGGCGCCGTTCACCGGGCCCATCATCCCGTCCAGGCTGCGCCGTCCCGCTTCACCAGCGGAGGCCAGGTGTTTCAACCCGGCCTGCAGTTGCTCCATGTAGGGCATATTCCCTCCTAATCAAACGTGCGCATCGTCATACAACGTGCGGCTCGACAACTGCTGCGCAATCTCACGGAATCGGACCTCAATGCGCGGCATCAGCTCGCGAACCAGCGCATCCGGGTCTTTCACATCCCCTTGAACCGTCAGATGAAACGGTGCGCTGATTTCAAACTTCTGCTCGACCTTCACCGGTGCCGCCTTTTGCGCGACCGCCGCCAGGTATGGCGCGGCGGCCTGCGCCGCCTTGGGTGCCTTCGGCAGCGCCATAGCACGCACCACATCCCCCGGACGGATTTCCGCCTCCGGCAACATGGCTTTGGACGGATCGAACGCCGGAGGCGCACTAGAAGGCGCCACAGCTCCAGCTGGCAGGTCTGCCGGTGGTGGGGCGGACACCTTCACATTCAGCGACACCGGGCCCGGCACTTCCGGACGGGCCGCCTTGGCTGCCGGCGGACTGGACAAGATCACCGGCGCCGGTGATGGAACGCGCGATGCCGGTTGCTGACGCTCGATCGACGGCGCAGGGGCTGCCGGAGCATTAACCACCACCGACGGCGCCGGCGTGCTTGCCATCTTGGTATAGCCAACCCGCGCCGACTTCAGCAGGTTCAATTCTTCGATCAGGTCGTTGCCCATGGCATTCAGCAATGCCACCTGAAAGGCTTCGGTGGTCCACTTGCCTTCGCCGTAGGACGACTCCGACGACATATAGAAATACTTGTCTGCCCACTCGACCGCCGTTAGCGGCGCATCTTTTTGAAGGCTTTTGAGCCCGCGTCGGACGGCGTCAACCAGCGGCCTCATCCACGGAGGCGATGTATTCATCCAAAAGCTCCGGTATGCGGTCAGCCAACCCGACAGCGGCGTTACGCGTAACGGCTATCTCGGTTTCGACTGCATCAAGGTGACGCACGGCGATATCGGGGTGCTTACGCTTTACGCTCTTCGGGATGGTGTTAAGGGTTGAGGCCAACTGAGCCGACAAACTGGATAGCGCAAAGATCATGAAACCGACCGGCACCAGTTCCTTGTCGCCGATCTTGTTTTTGCGCGCTTGGGAATCGGCCTGCTCTCGAGTCAGGCGAAGCCGCTCACAATCAATCTTGTAACCAATGAGCGGATCGACTTCTTCGGCGCCAGGTTGGTGCTTGCCGGTTTGGTGTTGCAGACGGTTATCCAGCACCGACCGGACGTCATAAAACGACTCGCGGCCGATCTTCGCGACTGACTCCACACCCCATTTATCAAAGGCCTGCACCGAAATGCCGAGGCTGTCGGCCATGCTTTTCTTGTTCAGCCAGAACGGCTGTCGCGTGATCGTGGTGATCTTGGAAGACATAACAACAACCAACCTCTGGAAAAAGGTCATACATAGCGATGAAGCGGGGCCCGAATTACCCCCTAGGGGGTGGGGTCCAGAGGGACCCGTGACTTTTCAGCCAAACCCATCCGTCAAGCGAAAACCGCACGAAAAGCGCCCTTTTTTCGATGTTTTCGACATTGCGCGCCCCTCGGCGGGTCAGTGCTTGGCGGTGGCCAAGGCATGGGCGAAGGCATCGGCGAACTCGTCCGCGTAGTTGGCCTTGACGATGTTCTGCGCGATCTTAAAGAACGGGAAAATGGTGCGATAACCCGGCACGCTGTCACTAAAGACAAACACCGGCCTCACCGCATCGCCATGCGCCATGGTCTTGCGCTCCCATATCCCTTGCGTGCCATCCACCGCACCACTGAAGAAGCGCTGCGCGTGGCCCTTGCGCTTGCTGCGCTTGCTCTCTGAGGCATTGGCCTTATAGCCACGCCGCTGTTCGGCGGCCCCCAGGCCCGACAGGATCTTGAGCATGGTGCCGCGCGAAACGTTGCCGTACCGTGACACAGCATCATCAAGGCCAGCATGGCGTCACCTGGCGCTCTCTCGAAACGCTCGGTCAGCTGCTCTACAAGCTCGGGCAACTGGACATCGCGCAGGCGGGCAGGCTTTGGAAGGATGCGGGCCGTCGTGAAGTTGATGAACTTGAGTTCTGCCATCGGGTTGGCCGGGATCAAGTCGAGCTTGCGGGCCTGACGGAAGGCCACCGCGAGCAGTCGGTACAACTGCTGAACGTACGACAGCGACAACTCTTCCTGTGCCGGCCACATCAGAAGTTTGTCCAGGGTCTGGGCGTTGACGTCGCAAATCAGCAGATCACCCAGGCGCGGTTTGAGTTGGCAGCTGATGGCTGACTTGCCAGCGGAACGGCGCTTATCGGAGAGTGCGCGCGAACGGGACATCCGATCGGCAAACCAATCCAGCAGCTCGCCGACGGTCACCCATCCAGAAACGCTGGCAGCCCCATTGGCAGCCACTCGCAAGCGTACGGCCGGCAACGCCGCGACGACCTGCTTGGTGCTCAGGTCCGGAAAGCCGCCGATGCGGTGCCACCGGCGTTTGTTTAGCAGGTACCAAGACCCACGTGCGCGATTCTTGGCAAAGCGGAAGTGCAGCGAGGGGTGGCTGGCATCACGCAAATCGCGCACGTGCTCAAGCTTGGCGTTGCGCTGAATTTCGGCGTCTGACAGCTTAACGGTCAGGGTCTTGATCAGGGCGCTCAATCGGTCGCCTCAGTTTGGGCGAGACGGTCAATCACCTCGAACGTTGTAGGCCACATCCACGCGCCATACCGGTTGGCCATAGCCTCGTCGGCGAACAGCGCTAATGCATGGTCTGGGGTGCTGCTCAAGTCCATTTTGAAAGAGCAGCAGAACACCGCGAAGCGGTAGGTGGACGGCTCGGGAACAGCGAGTCGCTTAGAGTCCATCAGAACGTTTCCTTTTGACGGTAACGGTTGGCCAGGCTGGTTACCTTTGCTGGTTGCTCGACAGGTTCTGGCTTCCACCCGGCAGCAAGGTTTTCAAAGCGGTTGTACTGCCCAAGGAATGCAGTACGGACAGTGCCCATCTCTATGTCACGGCCCTTGCCGATGATGATTTCGGCGATGCCCTTGGCTTCGGTAGTTTCGTGATAGACCTCGTCGCGATACACGAACAAGATCACATCGGCGTCCTGCTCGATGGCGCCCGATTCCCTCAAGTCCGAGGGGATTGGGCGTTTGTTTGGACGCTCTTCGCATTTGCGCGAAAGCTGGCTCAGGAGCACGACGGGGATGCCCAATTCCTTGGCAAGCAGCTTGCAGCCGCGACTGATGCTGCTGACTTCTTCTGTGCGGTTGCCGCCCTCGCCTTCCAACAGCTGGAGGTAATCGATCATCAGCAAGTCAAGGCCATAACGCAGCTTGTGGCGGCGAGCCAACGAGCGAATGCGCCCAATCGATGAGCCGGCTCGGTCAGCGATGTACAGCGGTGCGCGGCTTAACACACCGGCAGCAGCAGCGAGTTCAGTGCCATGGCTCTGGCAAGCTGATCCGTTTTTCACCAGGGTGAGCGGAATACGCCCTTCCGAAGCAACCGCCCGATCCAGCAACTGCCCCTTGTTCATCTCCAGGCTGATCACCAGGGACGACTTGCTCTGGCGCACTGCTGCATCGACGATAAAACCCATCGCGAGCGTGGTTTTGCCCATGGCGGGACGGCCAGCAACGATGTACAGGTGGTCTGGTTGGAGGCCGCCGATCTTCTCGTCCAGATCGCGCAGCCCGGTCGACAGACCGATCAGTGTTTCACCGCGGGCATGACGATCGTGACGCTCTTGCCACACCTCCAGCTGATCGACCAGCACGTCACCGACTTTGACGATGTCGTCATCGCCAGAGCCGCAGTCAATAGCCATGGCAGCGGCTTGGACGGCGGCAATCTTCGTCTGCACATCTTGATCGCTATGCGCGATATCCATCGCTTGGCCGCCGAGGTCGAACAGAGCTCGTTCGATTGCCCGCTCACGGACAATGCCCGCATATGTTTTGGCGCTGGCAACACTGGGAGTTCCGTTGACAATTTCGGCGCAGTAGGCAAAAGCCGGACTACCATCGAGCAAGGTGCCAACGTGGTCGCCCACAGTGAGGAAGTCGACAGATTTGCCCGCCGAGCGGACCGCCATAATCCCGCGGTACACCTCGGCGTTTTCCGGGAAGTAGAACGACTCGGCGGACAGATCATCGCTCAGCGAGTCGATCAGCTCAGGACGCTGCATCATTGCGCCGAGAAGGCCATGTTCGGCCTCGATGTTGTAGGGATCACGCATTGTAATTTCCCTCAACGACTTTGACGAAGTTGCTCGGTGCGATCAGCCAATCGAAGTTGCAACGGAACGGACTGCCACCAGCAGCGGCCGCCTCGCCCATCAGGAACTTGCTCGAACGTACCTGAGCGAAGTACTCAGCCCAGAAGCCGAGGTCCTGGTGCACGTCGCTCTCGTTCCAACGGGCATTGATCTTCGCGATCCGATCTTTGGTCAACATCATGACTCGAGGAAACTCAGGAATCGTCGAGTTGAACAAATCAACGATTGCCTGGGTTGGGCACTTCGGCTTCGAAATCTTCGAAGGTTGCTCATCGCCAACAAGAGGTGATGGTTCACTTGATGGTTCTATTACGGTTCTGGGTGCGGCTGCCGCGGGGGTTTCTGTCGTGTGCTGCGGGGGTGATGGTGCATCTGCTGCGGGGTGCGACTCTTGCGGGGGTGCATATGATGCCGGGGTTAAGGTGTACATCGTGGAGCGACCCATTCGCTCGCGAACAGACAAAAGCCCCACTTGGCCAAGCCACTTGATCGCGGTCTGCACAGTCCTTTCAGCAAGGCAGGTACGTTCGGAGATACGTGCCACTGATGGCCAGCAAACGCCCTCATCGTTAGCGTTGTCCGCCAACGAGATCAGCACGGCCTTTTGTGGCCCGCTCATACCCTGCAGCGGCCAGCACAAGCTCATAATTATGGTGCTCACAGTTGATCCCCTGCCTCAGCGTCAACCGTTGTGAAGTGTCGTGACACGTTTTTCGATTTCACGAAAAGTGTCACGGGATGATGGGTATTGCCGGGAATAACGATCGTGTTCATAATGGCCCCTCAGTGTTTTGCGTTATGAAGAAGCCGGTCTAGCCACCGGCTTTTTTGCGCCTGCGATTCAGGCGGCCTTCACCGAGCTTTCCAGCTCCGCAAGGCTTTCGCGGACGTGTGTTATCTCAGTGAGAATCTCGAACTTCTCACTGGTGGAAACGTGGCTGTCGTCCAAGGCTTCGTGAATTGCGATGGTCAGGTCCGCAACTTCTTTGCCCACGTGAATGAGCGAAGTCGTCAACGCTTTCGGCGCAGGCGCCACTTTCGCAGTCAACTCAAAACCGAACTGGTCGGCCAGGGTCATCAACGGACGCATGTCACCGGTGTGCAGCAGGATCCCGAATAGATGCTCGATGGTCAGGTGGTGCGCAGCGTTGTCCGGATTCGAGCGCTGCAGCAGGATCACGTGCGCCATGCACATTTTGCCGGCCAGCTCTTCTGCCCCGCTTTCCTTGATGGTGGTGTGGCAAGCCCTCAAAAAATCTTCCATTCGTAAAACCTCTAATTTGTTTCCGTGGTTTCGGTGATGGCGTTCAGCAATAATTTGCTCAACGGATCAGCGACAAGGAGATGGTTATGCAGCCGATTTTTGGGATGGAAACGGACGAAGTTCATTTGCCTGAAAGCTGCCATCAGGTAGCTCCAGCACACGAATGTCGCGTTTGGCAGACAAAGCTTTGTGAATTGCTGGGGCGGTCACACGAAGAAGCCTCGCAGCCTCGGACTGCCCTTTTTCAGCAACAAACTTGTCGAGGGGGGTCTCATTCATGATCAAGCCTCGGGTCGTAGATGAGGCTGATATTAACCATCTGTTAATTTTTAATCAATACCGATGGTTTCTTCTTATTTTTAACCATTGGTATACATTCGCGCGATGACCAAGAAACGAATTCTCCCGCCAGAGCTGCTCGCCGAATGCGCAGCCGCGCACAATCTGTTCCTCTCGAAGAAGAACGAACTGAAGCTCAGCCAAAAGAAAATCGCCGATGAGGCGGGAATGACGCCGGCCGCCGTGAACCTCTACTTCAAGGGCATAAACCCCCTGAATACAAAGTTCGCCGCCGTGCTTGCGCGAATGCTTGATGAGCCGGTTTCGGCATTCAGCCCGCGCCTGGCTGATGAGATAGCGTCCCTGACCAGCGCTCCAGCCAAGACAGTCGTGCCGAGCGGAACAAGCGCGGCTGAAAAGGTTATGGAAATGATCCGCAAACATGCGGGCAAGAATCTCGACGCCGATGCGCAAGAGAAAATTGCAGCTGCAGCATTAACAGCGGCCAGCGAGGCGCAGGGAAAAGTCATACACGCGGATTTTTCTGGGCTCAAGGCCAGGCCGGAAGAGATAGTGATTCGTCAGTATGATGTTCGTGCATCCATGGGGCACGGCCAGGTCCCAAGCGACTATAACGAGGTAATCCGAAACCTCATCATTCGCGAAGACGTGCTGCGCGAGAAAGGCGTTTCATATACATCCCCTCACGCACTGGCCATGATTACCGGCTGGGGTCAGAGCATGGAAGGCACCATCAACGACAAAGACCCGCTGATCGTAGACAAGGGGGTTAACGAGTTTGCTGGTGATGGTATCTACGTGCTGACATGGCTTGACCATCTATACATAAAACGCATTCAGTTTTTGGACGCGGAGCGGTTCTTGTTGATTTCGGATAACGCAAAGCACAAAGACCAAGAGGCCAGGATCGAGGACGTGACTATTCACGCCAAGGTTCTGATGATCTGGAATGCAAAGAAGGCTTGATCCAGGGCCGGGCATGCGCGGCATGGTCTTGCTCGCGACGGCGACGTGGGCGTATGACCGCTCAGAGATATTAGAACGCAAGGAGTGCTAGTGAGAAAGATTTTGCAATGTCAGGGGCCTGCGAAACTAAGGGCTGCCGATAAACGGTTTGCCCGGTCTATTCGTGCTTATGTCGGCTGCGCCCAAAAAAACGGAAAAGGCTTCGGAAAGAGAAAGCAGGCGGAAAAGCCTCATATTATTGACGCTCCGACAAAACTTGACCTCTACAGCCCCAAAAATCACCACGCCTTCGTTTTGTTTTTGAAGCAAATTAGGCGGTGCGTTAGTACGTCAAGCAGAACAGTAATTAACCTAAAGAACTGCTCTAGAATAACTGCCGCAGCCGGACTCCTCTTTGTGGCCGAAATTGACCGACTTGCTAAGGCGTACCCTGGCAATACCATAAAGTGCATTAATCCCGAAAAACCTAGTAATGGCCCCGGGCGGTCGGACAACAGTAATTTTGTCGAGAGCGCCCTTAATCAAATAGGGTTCTACCGAATAATCGGCCAGCAGAATAATACAAAAGCCTCTGCCAAGTCGGTTAAGAAATGGCACCAATTATCGGGCGACTCGGCGGACGGCAGCCTGGCCAGCTCTCTGCTTCAGACTCTATCTAAAGAGGTTCCACCTAATATTCTAAAGCGTCTTTATCGAGGGGCAATAGAAGCAATCGCCAACTGTGTTGAGCACGCCTATCCATCACCTAGAATGGATGGTCTTGGGATCTCGGACCCTCGCTGGTGGATGCTAGTAGGTATTGACGAGGAGAATCTAACGATAATAGTTTGTGATTTGGGAGTCGGCATCCCAAATACTCTACCTGCGAAGCACAGCGATTCGTTCCTGAGCCAACTAAAAACCAAACTTGGGATAACTGGAAGTTCCGACTCAGAGATGATTAGAGCATCTACGCATATAAAAGAAACCAGAACCAAGCTTACACATAGAGGCAAAGGAGGCAAAGATTTTCGAAGCATGCCGGAAAACTTTACCTCTTCTTTCCTCGCAATTCGAAGCAACAAAGGTTCCTTTTTCATTACCGGAAAGGACCACCCCCCGTTTAAGCCTGTGTCTTCCAGAAAGTATGTGCCCGGCACTAATAGCGCAGAATCTATGATTGAGCATGGCGAATCAATATGTGGTACGCTTATTGAGTGGGCAATCCAAATCAAGGATTTGCAAAAATGAAAGATATTTACGTTAAAGACTTCAGCAAGTTTCCCGGACCAAGAAAAGAAACTATCGGCCCAAACTCTGGCGAGTTGTTCAGAGAAGAGGTTCTGTATAAGAAAATACAAGAATTTCCCAATGATACTTTCCGTGTAAATTTGGACGGCACTGCTGGATACGGATCATCGTTTCTTGAAGAAGCATTTGGCGGGCTAGTCAGGCGCGGAGTTTCAGAAGAAATAATGTTGGGAATCATTGCGAATATGGTATCAGAAGAGGATCCTTCTTTAATTGAAGAGGTTTCTGAATACATAAACGATGCTTTACAGGCCCTGAAGGAGTAGGACATGGCGTCGAGTGCATTTCAAATTGCATTTTGGTGTATAAGCATATTGTTTGCGATATTCGGGCTGGTAGTAACAATTATCGGCTGGAGAGTCAATGCCGCAAATTCAAGAAGTTTAGCGCACAAGAAGGATATACATGACTCAATTGATGACTGTATAAAGGCGCTTTCTGATCTAGAAGACCTAGCTTATTCATTCTGGCTAGACGCCGATGAAAAGGCTAAGCCATATCAGCTGATCGTAGGCCATAAACGTCTTACCCATCGGTTGAAGCAGCTTCAGTCGCTCACTAGTGCGCCAATACCAAGCCATGAAATGATTAGCTTGCGGAAAAGTTGTACTCTGGATTGCGAATCAAGAACTCAGCCGTTGAGTGGTGAAGATGTTCGCATCAAACGCATCTCTCTTGCTGCATCAAATATTCTGCAATCCAGCATCTTGCAGAAAAGCTGGGAGGCGAGACTAGGGAAGGCGGCCTGATTCGCCCCCCTGCTGACCTAACAAGCCCGGCCTTCAGTGCCGGGCTTTGCCTTTTCGAGGATCAAAAAGACGCCTCCTCCTCTACCGCGTCTACCTCTCCAGTCTCTAACACTCTGTCCTCATCGCTGGGCGACTCCCATTCCAGCAGAACCCCGCCATCATCCTGAAAGATCATGTTCACTCCATCGGTTTCGGATATTCGCCCCATGACCTCCTCCCATTCCACGTCCCGATCCGTGTCCAGGCGATGAATTAGCGCCGAGCACCTATCCCGGGCACGCGGTGAGTTGATCATTGATGACACACGCAGCCCTAGCTTTTCAACGGCTGACATCTCCTGACGCTCCTGTGGCGTCGACTTCCTTTGTTTAGCCATTTTCACACCCTTAACTGTACATACATCCAGTGATGGCAAAAGAATAACTCACACCCATCGAAAATAAATTAACCATCGGTATTGACGTTAAAATATACCGATGGTTAACTGTATCCATCGCAGCGACACACAACCACTGCGAAGGGCCTCCAAAGGGTCTGATTCGCTCTTTAACAATCAGCGCAACAAACAACAGACCGCATTGCCTCTACCGGCGACCGGCGAGCAGACAGGCCCGAAAGCCTGCCAACGTCAGGAACAACCTGATCGGCTGATCGATGGTGAGACGCCAGAACCGTGTGAGTGACCCGGCAAGCAATGCACCCCGCCCCTCCGGCGGCAATAGGACCAACAGCGTCACGTCTGCCCCCTGGCAACAGGATTTTCCGGAGAAACTTTGCACCTAACTGGAAATTTCTTTCCGGCTCAACGTCAGCCTGACGATAACTGCCCGAGCACCTGGTACTCCCCAGCACCAGGCCGCATCGGTAGATCAACTGATCGAGGACTACCCCGCCGCTCATGCGCATGCCGAAGCGGGTCGAGCTATGAAACCAGGCGATCTACCGATGCGGACGAATCCCCGGCTTATACCGGCCACCTGCGTCAGCTGAGATAGAGCACAGCATGGTGAGCGTTAGATGACTTAATGCTCACCGTCATCACCCTTACACGGAGATTATTGCCATGAAGTAATTCACCGACTCACCTTTGCGGTGCAGTAAGCCTGAAGTCTGCGCCCGACACCCTGACAGGCAGCGGCATCTGGACCGACGGTGTCACCGCGCACTGGCCGAGCAATCGGTAGGTCACCCCAAGTTCAAGGTCACCGCTGATGATTCAAAGCCAGGCCGTCGCCAGTAGCGGGCCTGGGAGGCTCTCACGTAAGGAGGTCTTCGTGACGCCGACAAAAGCCCGGGTGATCTCGGGCTTTTTTACGCCTGCCTTTATCCGTCAGCACTCTCCCCTGCGCCCAACGGCAACCAGCAGGAACGGCCGAGTGCTGACGGATAAACGCAACCAACCGAGGAATAAGCAATGCACCCATCAATGCAGCAGCGTGCCGACGGGGTTGCCGCGATGCACGCCCGTCGTCATTTGGAAATGTCCGCCATTTACGCCGCGTGCGGTAAGGAGTTGCCCGTACAGCAGGTGCGCTTCCAGGTGATCAGTGTCAGCGAACACATCTACCGGGTAGTTGAGCGCTCCACCGGCAAGGTGAAGGGCATTCGTTTCAGTTGGAAGGCTGCGATCAATTGCGCACAAATCCTCGAAGCCCAGGCTGACGGCAAGAAGGTCAACATTGAGGGCTGGGGCAAATGATTGGCGTACCAATGCCCCACCCAAAAGACGAAATCGTCGCGCACATGAACCAGCAGCTGGACCACTTTTTCCGTACAGGTAAGACCGTGCAGGAGATTCCTCCAGGCATCAGCGGCGAGAGCAGCCTATCTGGCGCCAGCGGCCACAGCGAACGCCTTCGTAGCGAGCGCGACAAGCTCGCACCAGCGCTCAAGGCCTTGGCAGCTACGGGCATCTCCTCGAGCGCAGCAGCAACCCAAACCCGTATCCGGCAAAAGCGCATCGAGCTGATTGCCAAAGAGAACGGCTTCAAATTCGCCACTCCCAAATGAAACGCCTCAAAAGCCAAGTGCGGCAGCGCCTTCGCCAATCGCAACTAAACCTCCCACCCAGCGGCCTGTTGGCCATTCCGGAGAAACAGACATGTCCACTGCTACCGATACCGCAGAGTTCCTCGAAGAGCTCAACGGCGGCGCTTTCGCCAGCCAAATCGGCCACGCCCTTTCCGAAGTCGCCGCCGGCGTAGTGGATCACGGCAAGGTCGGCAAGCTGGTGATCACCCTGGACTTCAGCCAGATCGGCGAATCCAGCCAGGTGAAGATCAAGCACAAGCTCGACTACAAGGTGCCAACCAAGCGCGGTACCCGCAGCGAGAACACAAGCCTGGACACACCGATGCACGTTGGCTCCGGCGGAAAAATCACCCTCTTTGCAGAAAAGCACGATCAGCTCTTCAGCCGCGACCAAGCACCTATCACTCCCCGCACCTAACCGCTCGACCATCAAGGAACTGACCAATGTCTCTGACCAAAGAAGCGATCCAGCTCATCACCGACACCGCGCTCGAAGCGAGCGGCAAAGCGCTGGCCACCCAAACGCCAACCATCGTGCTGCCGGAAGGATGTCAGGTGGTCACTCTGGAAAAATGGCAGGCCGGTCGCAGCCGTTTCCGTGGCATCTACTCCACCCATTCGCTGGCTGACTTCGGCACTTATGTCGCCGACCGCGCGATCTCAACCGCCAAGGGTTTCATCGACCAGGACGAGATGACCTGCACGCTGCTGTTCAACCTGGGGAATGATTTGGCTCCCGGCCACGCCGATGACCGCGCGGTTCTGCGCTTGAAGGCCTCTGCTGGCTACAAGGCCGCACAGGCAATCGGCGGACGCGCCATGTCGCAGAAGGATTTGAGCGATTGGATCGAAGATTGGCACCAATACCTGAAGCCAGTTGATGATGAAGGCAAGGAAATCCCTGTTGCCAAGGCCATCGCGGCCGTTCGCACGATCACCGTTAAAGCGACCAGCGAATCCGAAACCACTTTAGGTGATACCAGCGCCAGCCGCAGCGCCATGGATCAGATCGAGGCGCGCAGCAAAGAAACACTGCCAGCAGCGTTGTTATTCAGCACTATCCCGTTCGAAGGCTTGACCGAGCAGCAAATCAACTTGCGGATTTCTGTGATCACCAGCGGCGCCCAGCCTGCCCTGAAGTTGCGCTGGGTCGGGGAAGAAGTTCAGCGGGAAGACATCGCGCAGGAATTCAAAACCGTGCTGCAGGAGAAAATCGGTACCAACGCATCACTTTCCCTCGGCGCTTTCGATCCGAAATAAGCAAACGTTGTAGATCCTGCTGGTGATTCAGCAGGATCCAAGGGATGAGGTTATCGGGTCGAGCGAAACGCGACTAGGCCTTTGACGGCGCGTTGATCACACGGTTCGCTATTGCGACCAGAGCTTTATAGCCATAGTCGTGATGTTCCGAATTGATCAATTCTTCGCCAGTTGTCGTGAGGATTGTTCCTTTGGAAGAGACGAGGAATCGGCTTAACTCTATGGGCTTGCCAGTCACCAGATCTTGAATGCTGAGTGCGGCCTCAACGGAGCCTTGTCCTTCCAAGCCGAATGGCGCATATCGAATGCAGAACTTTTTCCCGAGAACATCACCATCGATTCTGCCGTCCTCTGGCACGGCGGTAATCGAGACTATTCCGCCAAGATGCTCCTTACCAAGTGATGCCCACAGGTCGGCCAGATACGCAAGGCTTTGCGTAGCTCCTTTGACATCAAACCTTCTGACGCCAATTTTTTGTCTGAAATGGCCTGCGTCTGTCGCGAAATCATTGACATCCATTCTTATAGCTCCGTTGACCCGGCCCAATGCCGGGCCGAACACAAATACTCCACTTCAACGAGTCACGCCAGCCCCGCGAATAGTACGTTTCTGCTGAATTTTCAATACGACCCCGCAGAATTCATTTAACAAAAAAAAGCTCCACCCTATCGATTAAATCACTGTAGAAATCCAGCCCTAACTGAGCAATATTAATCATAGACGCGGATAAAATAGGCACGCCTAAGTGTTCCGTTGGCGGATGATATTCGCGACCTCGGTTCAATATTGACTTCAATGCTACTGCTTCAGAGCTAAACTCAAAAATTGCATTTCCCGAGCCACGATAGCTTACTTCTCCATTATTTATTGAGAGATTTTCAATATAAAGAGGTCCACCACCGCCAGCCCTAATACTTAGACCTCCGGGTATCCGTGAAACAATGTCGTCCCCCGTATGCTCATCGCAACCCCTTGCATTTATTAAGTAAGACAGAAGCGGGCCACATTTTCGCTGCTTCAAAACTGTCGCTTGCCAACCACTCCACTTAGGGCTTTTCCCATAATGGTGAATAACTCTGTTCCACGTTCTTTCAATTCTATGGAGGTATGACTTCCAGCTCTCTTCCATAACTTCCAATGAAGTAGACGCTTTCATTTCCTCAACAGAATTTCTGGCTTTTCTTAGCTCTATATGCGGTTGTTCTGATCGTTGCATTTCTTATAGCCCTTACCGTCGGTTACAGCCGGATTTTTAAAACGACTTCCACAATATATGAAGGGAGCGCCCCATGCCCAAAGAAAATAAAATCGTCTTGAAGCGCCAGCGAACCGAGCAGGCCAACCAGGCAATCCGAATCATCGCGACCGCGGCCGACGGTTCTTCTACAGCCAAGCTGAAGATCGCTGCGCCAGCATGGAATTCGATCGCCGCGGCAAGGTCTGGATCATCGATGACTACAGCGGTTACTCTTGAAATGCGGAAAGCCATGAGCGGGTGCACGCTTATTGTCCGAGTGAATCCGACATCGGTGGCGCTACCTGAGTACGAGCACTCCCCAGGACATGGATGATGACAACCCGCCCATGGCATACACCCAGTTATGAAGTCCAGATAACTTCTGCGACCCCGGCAGGTAAAACTACCGAGCACTCCTGTTTGCTCGGCCAAAAAAATCTGTATTCGTTCTGCCAAGAGTCCTCATCAGATTTCAAAAAATGATTGCGCTGATGATCTTTGGTGTATTTGCAGTCGCCGAATTGAGATCTGCAGCCAAGTCGCTTATCTAGATATTTACGAAGCTTGTCGATGTCATGAATTTTAACGCACGCGGCTTTTCCGAAACGCTCAGCGATGGAGATATCAAACACATTACAAAAAGACTGAATTAGGCCGTCCTCGATATAGAGGCTAGCATTTCTAATATCAGGAAGTGGCATCCCATTGAACGTGTTGTTGGTGAAGGTGAAGTTCTTAATATTCGGAGTGTCACCGAACGAAACAAAGGGATTGAGCGATCGTAAGTCCACATTCGATTTATGGATAAGGTTTTCATCTGGCGTGTAGATTCCGTCTCGATCCATCGCTTTGTATTTACTGGCTAGTGACAGAGGAATAGGGCCTCCATTTACCCACGCAGACGTCCATTCGATATGAGTTAAGTACAAGTACTTTTGCATTTCATCTCCTTAGCTTTCGTGTTAGGCAATATGCAAATTACCTCGACTAATAGCAAATAGCCACGTCTATTTACTACCTACCCCTACCTACCAGCGAACGGCGGGCTCGGCAAAGTGATGACCGAATAAAATGTTTACGACGAACAAATTAGCCCGCTGATCCACCAGACCACCCAGATCTCCACGTAACGCACATCGCGATGCTGCTCTAGGCGCAATTGGAATACGAGAGGCAGTTGTATTGCACAACCATCCTTCCGGGCACCGAACGATGTCGTCTGACGAAAGTTTGTCCAGGCACTGAAAATCATCAGGCAGCCCAGCCGATCCGTTTTGCACTTGACCACTACGCATGCCGACGGCAGCTAGACGCCGACCGTAATCATCTGATCCCCCCACCTTCTGCCGCCACGCGCGGCATGGAGCATCATCATGGAAATGCACAGTGAAACACTCGCCGAGGATGAACTGGCCGCCATCACCGGCTACCAGCGACCGTCCCTGCAGCTCGGCTGGCTAAATCAGAATGGCTGGAAGTACGTCCTCACAGGCGCCCGACGTCCAGTTGTGGGCCGGGTCTACGCGCGGATGAAACTGTCCGGCGTCAGACCTTCAGCAGAAAACGTTGCGGCCGAAGCCTGGTCGCTGGACCTGTCACGGGTGGGTTAGTAAATGCGCCCAAGAAAGGCAGCAAACAGAGACCTGCCGCCACGGATGATCCGGCGGGTCAGGACGCTGAAAAGCGGTGTGCAGTGGGTGGGGTATTACTACGACGGGAAGGATGGTGCGGGGAAGAGGATTGAAATTCCTCTTGGGGGGGATTTGGACATTGCCAAGGCTGAATGGGCGAAGCTCGACTGCAAGCCGGTTCCGCAGAAAAATACGCTGTTGGGCAAGGTGTTCGACCGTTACGAAGCGGAGATCATCCCGGGCAAGAAGCCGAGAACCCAGAAGGACAACCTGCTCTCGCTGACCCAGCTCAGGAAGGCATTCAGTGACGCGCCGATCAACGCGGTGACGCCGCAGGCAATCGCACAGTACCGCGACAAACGAACCGGCAAGGTTCGGGCGAACCGAGAAATCTCTCTGCTGTC